ATGAAGCGCCCCAATGAGCCGATGACCGCCTACCCGGTCAGTACTGAGGTCATCTCTGTCTCGCGCTACCTGAAGCTTAGCGAGGCTGAGAAGTCCTCCATTCGATCCACTGAAATCGCGCCGCCAAAGCTCGGAAGTAACGACTTTGGTCGGATCATCGTCCACTACAAGACCCCAATCTACAAAGTGGGCTGAGTGACTGAATGAACCACCCAATTCCTGCAGGGAAGCCGGAGCCTGAGGGGCAGCAAGGGAAGCCTATCCAAGAGATGCAGCTGCTTGAGCAGATCTTGGAGAATCAGGTCCGGGAGTTTGAGCTCAAGTCACGCGAACTTGAGATCGAGAAGCAGAAGGACGCAAACGCGTTCCAGTTCAGTCGGGAAGCCTTGTCTGCGCAAGAGCGTGACCGGAAGCATGAGCGTGAATGCAAGCGCGGCGAACGCCGCGATCGATATTGGCTTATTGCAGGCATGGGTCTCATCCTCTCCGGGCTGATCGGTGCTGCCCTGGCAATGGGGCATAAGGACGTGGCGATTGAACTCGTGAAAGCCATCATTCTGATCTCCGCCGGCGCTGCGGGCGGATACGGCTTGGCTAAGAAGAAGCAAGACGACCCAGAATAATAGATGTGCATTAGCCCCGCCTCGGCGGGGCTTTTTGCTGATTGGCCTTAGCCGCCAGACTCCGGCACCACCGGTAACGAATGGTCATAGACGTGCAGCATCGCATCAGTCTTGTGCCCACTAGCTTCCTTTTTGTTGCCCTTGGTATCGGTGACGCCCCGATGCTTCAGCCCATGCAGGGCGAAACGCTCGTCTGCGACGATGACGCCGTCCCGCACCGCGTTGCGCATGAATCGTCCCCAGGCGGTGTGCCAGCCGTGGGCGGTGAGCATCTCCCCGTCCTCGCTGACGAACAGTGGCCGCATCTTCGGTGACAGCGGTGCATTGAGATGAGTGATGCCGCGTTTGGCCCAGATGGCGGCGCGGCGATCCTGCAGGACCTTGATCGCGATTTCGGTCTGCTCACCCTTGCGCACCAGGTTGTCGCGACTACCTTTGCGGCGGTTGGTCTGCAGAACTTCGCCCTCCACGTGGTGATCGGTCAGCGTGCGCACTTCGATGCCGCGCAAACGTGCCTGGTAGGCCAGTTCCATGGCCGCCCATAGGTAGACCGGCAGCGCTCCTTTCTCGCGTGCGCCGCGCTCGCTACAGCGGCGGGCGTAGTCCTGCACTCGGCGGAAGACATCGCGCTCAGGCATGCGGTGATCGCGCTTTTCCCTGACCTTCTTGATGCCGGCGGCGGGGTTGGTCGTGACGTGGTCGTGCTCACGCGCCCAGCCAAAGACTCGACGCAGGTACGCGAGCCAGTGGTTCGCCTTGGTCGGATACCCGGGAATGGCGGCGTCCCCGGGTTTCGTTCCGGGCCTGCCCTGGGCGATGATGTCGATCAGCCGGCGGATGAAACCTGGCGACAGGCGGTCCACCACGGCATCTCCCAGCTTGCTTCCATTCTTCAGTGGGAACACCTTGATTGCCTTCGCGTAGTCGCGATAGTGCTGCTGAGTGGTTACACCGAGTTGGGAAAATGCGAGGCTCTTCGCGTGTTGGTCGATGACGTAGGCGACGGTACCCCTTTGCGCCTCGCCCCCGCGAGCTTCTGCGATCGCGTGCAGGTCCGATAGACGCGCTGCCGGGCCGGCCACGGTCTTGCACTTCGTCCCATGCCCCTCCGGATGTGCATCGCGCACATACCATCGCCCACGGCCGGTGCCGTCCCAGTAGACGCCTTGGGGCACCTTGCCGTAGTCGATGTGCTTGGGGAGGTTCGAAGGAACCTTGCGAGGGCGTGCCATGTTCTCGGCTGTTTCCGTTAGAGCAAGTCGGTTGAATAGGTGTCGCCATTGCTGGCGGGCGCAGTGAGGCCCAGTGCCTCGTTCAATGCCGTCGTGGTGGTCCAGATTCCACCGCAGGCGTCGTACTGAAAGCGGATGTGGCGATCGCGCGCCCAGCGCTCGACCGTTGCCAGTCGCGGTCGCTTCCCGGGCTGGCAGAGTTCCTGCAGGTCACGGAATTGGAGGATCTCGCCGATCAAGGCGCGGCTCCTTCGGCAGCGCGGAAACGGGACGGCGACCAGTCGCAGCTTTCGTCTGCGGGGATGTGGCCGAACATCGCGGTGCAGCGCCGGCAATGCACGCAGTCGCCGCAGGTCTTGCCCTCCGGCAAATCCATGTCGTCGCCAGTGCGACCGTAAGGCTTTCGCTCAGCCATGGATGGGCTCCTTTTTGCATTGATCGCAGGAGGTGCTCTGGGGCGCTCGTACGGAGAACCTGGTGCCGCGCACGTGCTCTCCTGGGCGGATGACGATGTGGCCGCAATCCAGTTCGCACTGGAAGCGACCCTGAAGCACGAACACGCCGGGGCTCGCAATGAACTTGGCATTGACCACTGCGCGGACCGGATTGACGGCATGCAGCTGGTCAGCCATTGGCCACCCCGCGAATCGCCCGCACGGTCGCCTCTCGCATCTTGTGGCCGCAATCCATGCACTCATAGAGTGACGGGCCAAAGTGGCGGCCATAGGTGCCGTCTGCTTCGGGCACGTCATTGGCACCCCACCCGGTCGCGCTCATGCCAGTGGCGGCCGTCTCAAAGTATCGGTAGCCGCTGGTGCCCATGCACTTCGGGCAGCACTGTTGACGCTCAGCCATTGCCCACCGCCTGGCCGTCTGCCTTCCGGATCACGTCCAACTCGGCACCAGCGGTTTCAGCCCAATCGGCACCGTTAGCGAGGTAGTGGTTCAGCATGAATCGGATCACTGCCGCCTGTTCTTCCTCCGCCTTGCGCGGAATAGAATCACCACGCATGCGAAGCACGTTCGCCCACGGGCTGCACCAGAAGTTGGGGCGGCCGAGAATGTCGCGCACTTCCGGCGTGTCTGGAATCGTGACGGGTGCCAGGTCCACGGTCTGCGCGGGGGCGGCGTAGAGCGGCGCGATTTCGTATTCGTCGGCGCGGTCGCGGAAATACTGCATGTTCTTCGGCCATTCCAAACCGAAGCCGCCTGCGGTTTTCCAGCGCACCATGAACGCCACCGGCTCCCCCGCCGGCTGGCGGGCGGCAAGGGCTGCCTTCAGGTCGGCCAGCTGGCCGTGCACAGCGGCGTAGATGTCGTGCGGGACGCGGAACTCAATCGCTTCCTCGATCCGGCCGATGCAATCCAGCGCATCCTGACCACCCGGGGAGGGCTGGGCGGCGAACCAGTGGCGGATGTTGTCAGCGATCACCTGCGGATCGGCAATGTCGCCCCCGGGGACGCAGGCAGTGAGCATTGCTTCCAGGTCGAGGCTGCCGAGCCGGGAGGGCTGGGCGGTGAGGGCGGCACCTGGTGCTGCAGCCACCGGCATCCATGCGTCGTACTCGTCCGCTTCCCAGCCGAATGTTTCGCCATACTCGGGATCGACGAACGCGCCGTCGTCATTGACTAGCCCGATGAACTGGTGCCACTCACGGGGGCCTGGATTGCCATCGATGAGCGAGGTCACCCACAGCCCACGGATGTGCTGCTCACCATCACTCGGGGCCATGCCGATGGACGACCATGGAGCAGTGATTTCAGGTGCGCGCGGACCGCTACACGCACTGCCCATCCAGTCCTTGTCGCCGCAGTCGAGGCAGCGTTCGCCCACGTCATCCCATCGATGGTCGCGACGCTCCTGTTCCAGCCTCACCCTCCCACCGGGCTGCACTTCCGCCAGGGTTGTCTTGTCGTTGTTCATGCCTGCATGTCCTTACTGTTGGCGGGAAGGCGCGCGAGACGCAGCGATTCCCAAGTGAGGGGATAGGGGCCGCGCTTCACGCGCGTGTCGGCGGTGGTCATCGACACGCCGAGTTCGTCGGCGATCTGGCGCATCGTGTACCGCTTGTTTTCGACCACGCGGGCGTAAAGCGCGGCCTTTGCTCTGCCGGCCTTGACCCGGTATCGGTGGTGCCGCTCGCTAAGCGTGGGGTCCATCAGGCAGCCTCCAGCTGCGGCTGCGCGGCCGCGCCAACGTTGGCTTCCAGGATGGCGATCAGCGGAGGCGGGCTCACGCTGTTGCCAACCATTGCGACGGCGCGGCTGTTGCTGACCTGTCGACCGTCCTGCGTGCGATCGATGATGTAGCTGGCCGGGAACCCCTGGGCTCGGAACAGCTCGTGCGGCTTGAGCATGCGCAGCCCGATATCCACGATCACATACGGCACGCCGCTCAGATGCACCGTGACTAGCGCCAGCCGGTCCTTCGTGGTGATGGTCGCCAGCGGCTCGTCCAGTTCGCCATGCTGCCCGCCCGTGCCGTAGTAGCGCATCAGAAACGCGGCAACGCGCAGCGCGCCGGCTTCCTGCTCTGGGCTCAGGACGCAGTCGATGACCCCATGATGAGTAGCATGAGCGCAGATGGTGCTGAGAGGCTCAGTCGTAGTCTGACCGTCCAGGTTCCGGCGCAGCGTCACCAGGTGCGCGGTGGTGAGGCGTTGGTGGCTCCCGTTGGCACAGATGGTCGGCATGGGCTCATCGGCGGCACTACCGGCGCCCTGATAGAACCCGCCGTTGGCCTGTTCCAGAAACGCCGCCATGACGCCCATGGCATGGGCGGCACCGGCTGGACGCGCCGCGCCAGCGCCGCTGGTGATGGTCGGCATCGGGTGGCCGGCGTCCGCACCATCGCTGTTGCCCCGGAACTTGACGAGGGAGGCTGCGGCGAGGGCGTAGCCTCCGCTACCACTGGCGGTGATGGTGCCCGCAGGTTCATCGGCAGGCCGGACGCCGGCACCCCATCGCTTCACGCCCCCAGGCTTGCCTTCGCCATGTGCGGCCTGCACCAGCATCGGCGCCACGACGGCGTGTGAGCCGCCACGCGGCCAAGCCGTGATGGTGCCCAGCGGCTCGCCTCCGGAAGCGACACCGTTGGCGGATGCGTTCGCGCACTGAACGATGGTGGGCGACACGACCATCATCTCGCCACGGTTGGCAGCGGTGATCGTTGGCATCGGCTCGCCGATCCCGTGCGGCCTCCGTTCCCCACCGTGGGTGGCGTGGACGATGAACGGCTCGGCGGCGTCCAGAACAAAACGCTTGATGCCTCGGACAATACGGGCCTCGGTCGCGGCCGCGAGGGGCTTCTTGCGGCCGAAGATGCTGGGACACGGAATGGACCAGTCGATGCTGGATGCCGCCGACACGTGCGGCTCGGCGCGGGCTGGTCCATGGGTCGGTTCGGGCCAGGTGATGGCCTCACCGTCGCACCGGGCGATCATGTAGAGCCGCTCCCGCGTGGTCCCGGCGCCGTAGTCGCAGGCCCGAAGCACACGCCACTCCACCTGGTACTCGAGCGCACGTAGCACAGCGACGAAGCGACGCCAGGTGCTGCCTTCGCGCTTCTTGTCCGGGATCAGGAACTGCTGGTCCAAGGGGACGCGCTCGCCGGCAGCGGCGACTGTGCCGTCCAGCTTGATCACGCGGCCGTTGGCCTTGTCGCGCTTGGCGATCAGCGGGCCCCACTTCAGGATCTGCTTCACGTTCTCCAGCGTGATGATGCGCGGACGCACAGTGCCGGCCCAGCGCGGTACCACCCACGACAGCGAGCGGGTTGCTCGACTGCGTGGCTGACCGCCCTTGGCCTGGCTGAAGTGGGTGCAGTCCGGGCTGGCGTGTAGTGCGCCTACAGGCCGACCACCACACTCGACGCGCGGGTCCGCTTCCCACACGTCCTGGCACAGGTGGCGGGTAAAGGGATGATTGGCAGAATGCAGCCCCACCGCCCAGGCGTTGTGGTTGATCGCAATATCCACCGCTCGGGCCAGCGCTGTCTCCATCGCGTGGCTGGCACCGCCTCCGCCGGCGAATAGATCAACTACGATCTCGTCCGCGCGGAGCCGTGACTTCAGGTTATGCAAGGGGAAGCGGAAACCGCCGGAGCCGTCAGCCATGTGCCGTCTCCTTCGCCGTCATCGCGGCGATCGCCAGTGGCCGCACAAACCACGCGGCAAAACCGTCCTCGGTCTCTCCCAGCCACGCAATCCGCCAGTCCTCGCCGGGCGCCTCCGGGGTCCAGTCGTGCAGCTCCTGCGCGGCGCTGTAGACACCAGATCCGATACCGTCGTCGGAGAATTCGCCCTCCACCACGACCAGGTCGAAACCCTGGGCAAGGAAGAGGGGGCGCAGCGAAACCTCACGGCCATCCGCCCACATCGGTACGTCGGGGTGGCACAGGATCTCGCCGTCTGCGTTGCGCGGCGGGAGGCGGCTGGGGTGGTACAGGCCGCGCCACGGATCGGCCGGATCGACTGCGGTGCGGGTCTGGTTCCTGACCAGTTCCAGTAATTCGGTCGCCTGCGCCAGCCGGGCACGGGTGGTATCGCAGAGCGGCGTGTCGCCGTCTTGCTGGCTGCTACGCAGCGTCGAGACATACGCGGCTACGGCGCCTTCGAACACGCGCAGATCCTGCTGCCGGGGAAGGCGATGATGCAGGTCACGCAACGCGGTCTGCGCCTGGGCGACCGTGATGGCCTTCGCCTGGTTCGGCAGCCACACAGCCTCGACCGCGATTGCACTGATCGTTTCGAATGCGTCGCGCAGAATGGGGCAGTTCGTGGGGGGAGTTGTGAGCTTCGCGGTCATCGGCGGGCCTGCTCAAATTGGGTATCGGTGTTGACGAAAGCGCCAGCGAGCGGCTGTGTTGGGGACGGCTGCTCAGTGCCAGCGGAGCGAAGGGGGAAAGGCGCGGTGTGGCGATAGCGGCGGTTCGGGTCGTGGGCGAACTTGCCACCCTCGATGCGGATCACCTGGTACTCGGGGAATGCCTCATCGGGCAGCGTCTGACGCGCCTCGTGCATCAGCTCGACGAATCGCGCCTGCCACTCGACCGGCATCGATTGCAGGGTGCGTCGCGGCACGACGTGGTAGGCCGCGCGACTGAGGCCGAATGCGTGCCACGCCGGGCCATCGGAGTACGTGCTGCCCGGCCTGCCCTGCTCGGTGATGACTGGCGATTGGGAATCGTTGCTCATGGGCGCCTCAGTCGATGTCATGGGTCGCCATGCGCTCCGCATAGCTGCCGTGGTTGGCCGCGTGACGGCCCATCAGCGGGCGGAGGGGGGTGTGCCCTAGCACCTCGATGTGCCCGCCCGCTGCGAGGAACGCGTCCAGGTCGTGGGCCAGCTGCTGCCGGTCCAGTTCCCGGTGTCGGATCGTGGTCGCCGCGTCGCTGACGCCTGTAAGCGGACCTGGCGCGCAGGCCCGCTGCACCCGGGCAGGTGTCGCGCGCAGCGGGGCGATCGCATGTTGCGTGTGGCTGGACAGGCGCCAGATCCCGCGAACACCCGAACGGTGGCAAATGGCCAGGCCGCTGCGCGCCAACCCCTTCAGCGTGTAGCCGATGGCCTGGTGCGTGCCGTTGATGCGGCCAACGGTCTTGATCTGCGCGACCGTGGCACCTTGCGGGAACATGGACAGGACCCTGCGCACTTCGGCGGCGCGACCGGTCTGCTGTGGGCGGGCGCTCATGCGCGGGCCTCTGCGAGCAGTTCGCGCATTGCCCAGCCGTGATGCATCACCTTGGATGTGCTGTCGGCGACGGCGTCTGGGTTCTCGGTCAGTACCAGCGTGTTATCCAGCGGATAGTTGCTGTGCCCATCCCAGTCTTCAATGACGGCCTGCAGGCCGAAATGTTCGCGCAGCTCCTGCGCGTTGGCGTTCTTGCCGCACAGGTGCGGACCATAGATCACAACAGAACGGCTCATGCCGGGATTCCTCGCTTGCGGCGCGTAGCGCGGTTGATGGGGGAGGTCGACCGAACCCGCACGCCCTGGCGGTCGAGCCAGCGATGCGCGGCCTGTGCGGCCAGTCGGTTGAGGGAGAACGTGGTGCCGCCGAGGGTCAGCGAGTGGTGCGATAGCCCCACGCTCCGGCTGGCGCTGGCGGCGACCTTCAGCAGCGACTCACGCGGCGCGGCGGTGTAAAGACCGGCCCATAGCCAGCCCCTGCACACCATCAGCACGAGCGACTCGCCCTGATGGCCAGTGGCGAATTGCTGCTCCACAGGCAGGATGGTCTGCACGCTCATGCCGTCAGCGCCAGGTCGCGTGCCTTGGCGATCTCGGCCTCTGCGGCGGCGAGGCCGGTTGTGGTCAAGGTCGCCTTGCGCGGCAGCTGCGGGTCGTCGTACCGGATCAGCACGCGCTCATCCAGCCAGTTCATGACGCGGCGCGTGAACAGCTTCTCGGGTCGGTTGCGGGGCGCAAACCCGTTGGCGGTACGGTGGAGTGTGTGATCCGAAGCGCCATGCGCTGCGAGCAACGCGGCTTTTTCCTTCGGCTTCAGTGGAGCGGCCATGGGCAGTTCTCCTGGTCAGGCAGCGATGGGCGTGGAAGAGGAAGCAGCAGCGATCTCGGCCAGGACCTCGCCGCGATGCCGGGCGAGCAGGGAGATCGGGATGCGCAGGTGGGCAAGGCTCGGATCGGTCCAGCGCAGCTCGGCCAACGCGGCCTTTTCCATCGGTACCGGACGGGTGGCGAGGCCACACCGATGGCATTCGATGTGCAGCAGCGGAGGGCAGGGCGCGCCCAGGCGATGGCCGGTCGGGGCGCCTGCGGTCACGACGATCTGCGGTCGATGGCCGGGGCCGCACAGCGGCACTGAGTCGGGGAGCGGGCGTGCGGTCTGGCGCATGGTCAGCCCCTAACCGAGGTGCTGAGCGCCCAACGCGCTTTGGCCGCATTGCGGTCGGCGTGGGCGCCGTGGATCTCGGCGATGCGCAGCGGCACGACAACCGCGGCCAACAGCGCGACAGCTGCCCAGGCGAGTCGGAGACGTTGGCTCATACTGCACCGACCTTGGCATGCTCAGCGAGGAAGGCTTGGACCTTTGGGGCGAGAGCGCCTGGCAGATCGATGCATGCCGAGCCAAGCCACAGACTGGCATAGGTGCCGGTATCAGCATCGGGGGCATCTACGCGCGGCACTTGGCCGGGACTGGTGCAGGCGAACGCAATGGTTCGATGCGTCCTGTTCTTCCCGACGAACGTGTGCAGAGACATGCACCAGGCGTTGTCACTGGACCGGGTGAGGCCGAGGTTTGCGCCGAAGCATTTGGCGGTGAATTCGACTTTGGCGCTCATGCCCGCACCTCAGCCGACAGGTCCCGCGAGCAGGCTTCCAGGCGGAGGCTGGCGACACCCATGCGCCGGGAGCGGCGCAGTTGGTTGCGACTGTGTTCGCCCTTGCTGCGAACCCAGAGGGTCCGGGCGGTGCTGTGATCGCGTGCTGCCACGGCCCGCAGGGCCTTCACGGCCAACAACGGCAGCAGGCAGGGGCTTGGATCGGCGTAGCGATGAGACATGGCGCGCTCCTGTTCGAAGGAGGGCGCCGGCGGGTCAGTGGCCGAGGGGGCGGCTACTGCCGGTCAGGGGAGGTGCCGGCAGGTGGCGACCCGCCGGTCGCCCGCCAGCTGAAGAGCTGGCAGGCGAAGTAAACCATGGCTTTATTTCAATGTAAAGCTGTGATTTATTTTAAAGCAGCTTTTGCATGTAGCCTTGCCCGCCTTGGAGCTGAGCCTCCCCTTGGGCTGACACAAGTCGCCCGTCGCGGAACAAGAACCCATAGCGCTTCAGTCCGGTAAATCCACCGTAGCTGTTCTTCGCGTTGACGCTGCACAGTAGGCGCCACCCATACGTGACCTTGCCCCCGTTGATAGGGGCGTCTTTAAAGTAGCCCGAGCTAACGTTTTCGCAGGACCACACGGCGCTGTAGGGGTCTTTCAGTCGTGGATTGAGGAACTGCTTAGCCTGTTCTTCAGCCTGTTCCTGGCCAATCGGCGTCCCGTAGTCTGCTGCTGCAACTTCCGTGGCGGTCGGCACGGAGACGCAAGCCGTCAGGAAGGTGACCACGGCTGCCGCCAGGATGAGTCCTTTCATGTATCAGTCTCCATTCTCTGTCTAGTTCAGCCGATCGATACGGTTTCGAAGGCAGACCTTGCCTCCGATGATCGCGCCCGTGGGGAGCCGGAAAGCGGGGTAAAGGGCGGCGTTGGCGCTGACCACATAGACGGCTTCGCCGCGATCCTGGAGCGCCTTGATCTGTTGCCCATTGCCCGTGTTGATGAGATAGATGCCGTCGCCGTCAAAGGACGTAATTCCTGTGTCAACGATCAGAGACTCACCTGGTTGGATCACCGGGATCATCGAGTCACCGCGACCCGTGACCAACACAAGGCGGCCCGGCGGCGGGATGTAGCCGACAACTGAGCGAATGTAGGTCGGGGTGAAGTCCATGGACTTGATCACCTCCGGATAGTCATCGTTGATACGTCCCTCACCCATGTCAGCCTCGCCGTCCAGTTGCATCACTCGGACATAGTCGTACGCCTGTCTCTCAGGCGCTGAGACTAAACTGGATGCATCCGCGTCGTCGGCTTGGCTGACATCGTCAGTGATGTGCACGTCCAGAAAGTAGTCCACTCGTCTGCCGGTGAGCTTGGCTAGCGTTGGGATGTGCGTGCGATCGATCGATCCGCGCCGCTCCCAACCTGTAACGGCTTGAGGGTTGATCCCACACTCCTTGGCAACCCGTGCCTTCGTTCCTCGGGCCGACTGGTCGAATGCGAAGCGAATACGTCTGGCGAGTTCGTCGTTATCAAGCATAGCTTGATGATCGGCCTTTGCCGTCGCTGAGCCAATAAACCGGGGGTTTACATGTGAAGTAAAGCTGTGCTTTACTTGATGCATGAGAGCGATCCTGGAAGCTGTTGAGAGAACGGAGGGCGGGCAGGCGGCCTTGGCGCGCCGGCTTGGGGTGTCCCCGCAGCAGTTGAATCAGTGGGTCAAGGCCGCGCGTCCGGTACCTCCGAAGCACGCCCTATCTATTGAGCGCGTCACAGGTATTTCGCGGCACGCCCTGAGGCCAGACGTGTTTGGGCCATCGCCGGATACTCGCGTGGAGGCGCCCGCAAGTGCCGTCGCGTGATCCGAATCTAACTATTGCGATCTCACGGTTCGGCTGGGTAGCTGGCCACCGCCGCTATCGGCTGGCTCGCTTGCACCTCCAAATCCGAAAGTGCGGGGTGATCGTCCTGCTGCTCGCTGCGATGACATGTGCGGTGTACCTGCTGTTCTGGGGCCCAGAACACGCAAACGACACCGCCGAGCCCACTGCAAATGTTGAACGTGCGCAAGGCGGTAAAGCGCATTCGAACTGGGAAGCTGCTGATCTCTGCCATGGCGCCAATGTTGCGCCAGCCGCTGCCCGCCTTCCCACGATGATCAATGCCGTGTTTCAGGGGAAAGCATGACCTGCCTCCGGTCTGACCTGTACTGGCGGGACGCGCTGCACAGCGCGGTGGCCCGCGCCCCGGGTGGCCTGCAGGATGCAGCCGCGCATATCACCAAGCGCCGAGGCAAGTCGATATCGGCCGAGACGCTCCGTAAGAAGCTCCGGGGCATCGATGGTGAGTCGATCTCCATGGAGATGGCTGAGATCCTGACGGACTACCTGCAGCGGTTTGTGGTGACGCAGGAGATAGCCACCGACTGGGTGTGTTCCCTCGCAGGCCAGTACGACCTGATGGTGGACTACGTACCGCCGCCTCCCGAGGGCGGCTGGCCCGACGAGCTGGCCGCGATCCAGGCAAAGCTGCTGGAGCTGCACAAGCTGACAGGCGCGCTGGCCGGTGCGGGCATCGACGCGCTGGCAGACAGGCGCCTAACCGTCCCCGAGGCGGATCGAATCCAGGACCTGTCGCGCGAGGTACGCAAGCTCTGCTACCGCTTGGAGCGCAACGCCTGCCGCGCTGCTGGTCAGCAGGGGATTGAGGATTGACGTGGCAACCAACCATGCCCATCGATCCCGGTATCGACGGCGTGGCATAGCCAGCGCATCTGCAAGGCATGCGATGGAACTGGCAGCTCTGGCGCTGACTGATGCGGTGCCCGGGTTGATTGGGGAAGAAGCATTGGCAGAGCGCGAGCGCATCCGCCAAGAAACCGAACGTAGAGACAGCGGCCAGCGCCAGCTCGATGAAGGAGGTATCCGTTGGGTGTGAATCGATGTCTGCACCAGGCACTACTGATTGCACGTCAGCCGCGAGAGCAGTGGCGCGCTCAGATCGAGCAGATCCCAGAAGCCTGCCAGGCACCTGGTGTGTGTACTGGGGGCGTGGGCTGCCGGCAGAGAATCGCAGAGTACCTGCGGGTGCAGTGGCTGATGATCGAGCGCCGCGAAGCCGCAGCTGGGGGGCGTCGCTGATGGCGAACAGCAACGTGGACACCGATGCAATCCGCCAGTCTGCGGACATCGCTGAAGTCGTCGGCCGCTACGTCAAGCTCAGGCCTGCTGGTCGGGGCGAGTACAGCGGGCTTTGCCCCTTCCACGATGAGTCATCGGCGAGCTTTACGGTCAATGAGGTCAAGGGTTTCTACCACTGCTTTGGCTGTGGCGCACATGGCGATGTGATCGGCTTCCTGGTGCAGCACCTGCAGGTCAGTTTCCTTGAGGCCTGCTCCCAGCTCACCGGCGGGCAGCTGGGTGTTGCAGCTGAACGAGAGAAGCTCCCCAGCCAAGAGTCGCTGCGGGTGAAGTGGGTGCCGATCCTGCCTGTCCCGGATGACGCGCCTGCGCTGCTAACCGTCAGCGGCTGGACTGTGCCGATCTGGAACGCCAAGCGCGACAAGCTCCGGCGAATGAAGCCAGCCAGGGTTTTTCCCTACTGCAACGCGGAGGGGCAGACACTCGGCTACGTGCTGCGCTGTGAGTTCGTCGACCGCGACAGCCGCAAGCTGAAGAAGTGGACGCCCCAGGTGACCTGGTGCGTCGGGCCTGACGGCCAGAAGCAATGGTGCCTTGAGAGCTTCCCTGGTATGCGGCCGTTGTATGGACTGGATGCCTTGGCGGCGAAGCCCGGAGCGCCGGTGCTGATTGCGGAAGGAGAGAAGTGTCGGGACGTGGCGACGCGTGCGTTCCCAGGATACGCGGCAGTCAGCTGGGCAGGGGGCGGCAAGGCCGTGACGAAAGCAGACTGGTCACCCCTGGCAGGCCGGGACTGCGTCCTCTGGCCCGACGCCGACAGTCCGGGGCGGCAGGCAATGCTGGGGTGGAGGAACGATGCTAACCAGTTCAAGCCCGGGGTCGCCCAGCTGCTGAAGCGTGCAGGCGCCAAGTCCATCCGCTTCGTGGATGTGACGGGCCAGCCCGATGGCTGGGACATCGCAGATGCACTGGAGCGCGATGGCTGGTCACCCCGGCAGCTTGCGGCCTGGGCGGCAAACCGCGTGATTGAGCTGGACGTGGTGGCTGCCAATGGCACGTGACAGGAGGCTGGAAGAACGTCTGCTGCACTCCAACGCGAGACTTGCGCGCGCCTACCGGCTTGCAGCACAGGCGGCACTGGAAAACCCACATGAGCACTCCAGGCGCTTGCGTCGGGAGCGGGCAAGAGAATACCTGCGCCTGGCGCGGGGTTACGAAAAGGCAATGCGGCAATGAGCGTGGGGACAAGACGCAGGATGACGGTGATCGATGGTGGCGGCGCGCCACCGCCAGGCGATGGCGGGGTAGATTCCGATGCCTGGAAGTCGAACCTCACCAGGAATCGAGACGGGAACGTCGAGGGGACGCTGCACAACCTGATCCTGATCATGGAGAACGATGATCGGTTGAAGGGGCTGTGGTGGCTCAACGACTCCAGCAATCAGGTGAAGCTGCACAGAGATCCGCCGTGGACGGGTGGCAGCCGGGATGAGTTCATCGACTCGGATGCCTACGAGCTTGCGGCCTGGCTGCAGCACCCGGACAGGTACTGGATGAAGTGCAGCGATGACCTTGTGTTGAAGGCGGTCATCGCCGTCGCACGCCGGCATCGCCGTCATCCCATCAAGGACTACCTCGGTGCTTTGCAATGGGATGGGGTGCCTCGCGTCGAGCGCATGCTCGTTGAGCTGTTCGGCGCGGCAGACAATGCCTACAGCCTGCGCGCAGCGCAGTGCTTCATGGTAAGTGCCGTGGCTCGCATCTTGTGGATAGACGCCAAACAGCCCAGCGTGGGTGCGCAGGTGGACTTCATGCTGGTGCTGGAAGGCGAGCAGGGCAAGCGGAAGTCCAGCGCTCTGCGCGCGATCTTTGGCAGCGAATGGTTTGTCGAGACCAGCGAATCCCCCAGCGGCAAAGACTTCTACCAGGTCATCCAAGGGGCGTGGGGCGTCGAGATCGGCGAGATGGACTCGTTCTCAAAGGCCGACGTGACCAGCGTAAAGACCGCCATCACCAGGCGCGTGGACAAATTTCGCGCACCCTATGAGCGTGTGCCCCGGTCCTATCGCCGCGAATGCGTGTTCGCCGGCACCACGAACGAGCACCAGTACCTGCGAGATCCAACCGGTGGCCGGCGCTTCCTCCCCGTGCGAACAGACGGGGACGTGCAGATCGCACAGATCGCAACACTGCGCGACCAGCTCTGGGCCGAGGCTGTGACTATGTTCGACGCCGGGTTCGAGTGGTGGGAGCTGCCGGCAGACGCGAAGGAAGAGCAGGCAAGCAGGTACGTGGGCGACAGCTGGGAGGGGCGGGTTGAGCAATGGCTCGACGTTCGGATGGAGCCGAGCAAGTACCCGACACGCCTGTCGACGGTGTCGGAGATCGACTGGGCGACCACGGACAACCTGCTGACGTACGCAATCGGCCTGGACCCCGGAAAGCACGGCAAGCCCGAGCAGATGCGGGTGGCGGCAATCATGAAGACGCTGGGCTGGGAGCAGCAGCGCAGGCGCTGGCCCGATGGTGGGCGAGAGCCACGGTGGTTCAGGCCTGGCCTCACGATCGATGACTGGCTGGCAACCGCGCAGCGGTCAAGGCAGGAGGCCCCCAGTGGACCTGACTTCTGACCAGACCTCTCAGGCTTCGTCCACACCCGTCCAAACCACTGACCAGACCTGCCGCCTACTGCGACAGCGCCGTCCAGACCGTCCACACCTTTTCTCGCGCGCGTACATGCACCGACACACCAGCTCAATTCTCAATTACTCAAATCAAAAAAATAGGTGTGGACGGTATGGACGGTGTGGACGGCCTATAAGCGCCAAGGATTCCGAACGTCCAGACCTCCCCGTTCTGGTCGGGACGGTCAGGACGGGCGGCATGTTCCACGCGAATCATCACGGAGGTAGTCGGGCGGGCGGGGCGGATGGGGAGGGGGCAGGCCAACGGGGGGAGGCCAATGGGTCCTCCCGGGCTTTGGGTCTCACGGGTAATTCGGTCCGTGATTTCTCGCTAGTTGTGACGCATTTCCAAGGGGGTTGTAGTGGTTTCTGATCTGAGCAGCCCGATGAAGCAGGGCGCATTCGGGGATCTGGTGGGCATTTCCCAGCAGGCAGTCAGCGACCTGGTGCGCCGTGGTGTCCTTGCTGATGGTGCTGCTGGCGATGAGTGGCTGCTTGCCTATTGCGACCACCTGCGGGAGGTGGCTGCGGGCCGTGGCGGCGAGGCGGGCAAGGATCTGACCGCCGAACGGGCCCGGCTGGCGCGTGAGCAGGCTGACCGCTTGGCGATGCAGAACGCCGTGACCCGTGGCGAGCTGGCGCCGGCGCACCTCATGGAACAGGTGCTGTCGAAGGTTGGCGCCCGGGCGGGGCGCATCCTTGAGACCATCCCGGGTACGCTGTGCCGCCGGCTTCCGCAGCTGAAGGCAGCAGACGTAGAGGTCGTGGCCCAGATTGTCGCCAAGGCACGGAACCTCGCCGCGTCGATGCGCCTCGCTGACGTGGATGCCGATGATGACGCCGATGAGGAAGCGTCCACGGCGACGCAGCTGGATGCCGAGGGTCAAGGCGAATGACGCTTCTTCGTGGAATCGATGCAAGCCAGCTGCAGGCTGTGGAGCGCCATCTCCAGCGCGGCCTCGCGTCCTGGGTGGTTCAGGAGCCGATCACGCTGGAAGCCTGGGCGCGGGAGCACTTCTATCTCTCCGCAGAATCGAGCTATGTCGAGCAGAAGTGGACCCCGTGGCCGTTCCAGCGTGGAATGATGGCGGTGATCAGCAACGACGACGTGGCCGAGGTATCGGTGAAGAAGTCGGCGCGTGTTGGCTACACTAAGATCCTGCTCGCGTTCCTTGGCTACAACGCGGAACACCGACGCCGCAACCAATGTATCTGGCAGCCGACCGACGACGATTCCGACGACTTCGTTAAGTCGGAGCTGGAGCCCATGCTGCGCGACGTGGAGTGCATGCGCGCGGTATTCCCGGCCTATCTCGCCCGGCACAAGGACAACACGCTCCAGCAAAAGAAATTCATCGGCTCGTTGCTACGCGTGCGCGGCGGCAAGGCCGCGAAGAACTACCGTCGCATCTCTGTGGACGTCGCGTTGCTCGATGAGCTCGATGCCTTCGACAACGACATCGAGAAGGAGGGTGCGCCGGACTCGTTGGCGGCCAAGCGTCTGGAAGGTGCGACCTTCCCCAAGCTTGTGGCCGGAAGCACCCCAAAGCTCAAGGGCTTCAGCCTGGTAGATACCCGCTACTCGCAGGCGGATGAGCGGTTCACCTACCAGGTGACTTGCCCGCAGTGTGATGCCTTCCATGCGCTGACGTGGGGTGGCAAGGACGAATCGCACGGATTCAAGTTCGAACGCGACGCAGATGGCAGCGTGGTTCACGTGTACCACCTCTGTCCGCACTGTACCTACCCGATGACGCAGGGTGAATACCTGCTGGCCGCTGAGCAGGGAGAGTGGGTTAACTCGCGCGGCGACGTCTGGCTCCGCGCTGATGGCCGCTTCACCACACCAGATGACCAGGTGGTCCCGGCCCCTCGGCATGTGGCGCTTCACATCTGGACCGCATACAGCCCAGCGGTTGCGTGGCAGCAGATTGTCCGGGAGTTCCTGGAGGCGTACACCAAGCACCAGGAAGGTGACGACAGCAAGCTGAAGGCGTGGACCAACACGACTCTGGGTGAGACCTGGGAGGGGGAGGTCGAGCGGACCGATGCTGATGAGCTGGCGAACAGGGCAGAACCATTCCCGCTGAAGTCGATGCCGCGGGACTGTTTGCTGCTGCTGTGCGGCATGGATACGCAGGACAATCGGCTTGAGGCCGGCGTATGGGGCGTGGGGCGGGGTGGGCAGATGTGGACCATCGACCACCGCGTGTTCTTCGGTAACCCCGCGCAGATGGAGGTCTGGAACGAGGCGGAGGCATTCCTGCGTGAGCAGGAATACACCCATGCCGGCGGCCGGGCGCAGCGGATCTACGCCACTGCCATCGACTCCGGTGGTCACCATGCTGACGCCGTGTATGCGTTCGCGCACAAGCTGAAGGCGCTGCGTGTGCACGCCGTCAAGGGTGCCAGCGGCCAGGAACGGTCCATCGACAATGGCAACAGCCGTGTGAGCTATCGATTCAACGGTCGCATCGAGAAGCACGGGCCAGTGCTCTGGCACGTTGGTACGAACCTAGCGAAGGATAGGTTCCAGTCGAGGCTGGACGTCGCCACCCCAGGCCCCGGCTACGTGCATCTTTCCAACCAGCTCTCGCCCGAGTGGTTCAAGCAGTTGGCGGGCGAGATCCGTGCGACGCGGCGGATGAAGGGCGGGTCTGAGTCTAGGTGGACTGCAACCCGTAAGCGGATCGAGGTCAAGGACTGCCTGACCTACGAGATATGGCTGGAGGAACGGCTCGACCTGTGGGGGCCCAAGAAGGCGAAGTGGTGGGATCAGTTGGAGGAACAAGTGCAGCCTGAGAACGATCTGTTCAGCCTTCCGCCTGCCGCGGCACGGCCGATGGCCGCATCGGCTGCGCCTACGCCGGCGGTGGGCCGGGTCGAGAAGAAGACAGCGCCGGCGCAGGCGCGAGTTGTGCGCGATTCCCGTGAAACGTCGCGCGACGACTTCGGGTCGAGCGGCTGGAGCAGCCGCCTATGAGCAATTCGCGTGACATCGACGCGGCGGAGCAGCTGCGTCGCCTAGTGGTTCGGGGCATTGTCGAGCAGACGGGTTTGAACGAGGAGCACGCCATGCCCTACGCGACGGCGGTGATGACCGTTCTGCAGACTGAGTACGGAGGTGAGCGCCTGCACATCCCCAAGGCTGCCGGGCAGGACAAGCCGTGCTCACGCGTGGAGGTGATCCGCACGGAGCTGGCTGAAGGCCAGGACTGGCGACTGGTCTGCCGCCGGCACGGTGTATCGCGAGCCGCGCTGTATCGAATGTTCCCGGGTGGGCTGCCGAAACCGTCGAGGGCCGGCTGAAGAATCCGGATGCCGTCTCACCTTCTGGCAAAGATTGAGACGGCCGCCGTGTAAGTAACTGATTCTACGAGGTGCTGCGCGATGATCGTCTCACTTCGCTGGTAACGGTTGAGACGGCCCCGTCTCCAAACTAGTTCCATGCCGACGCCCGCTCAAACCATGCTGGAAATGTACCTGGCCGCCGAATTGGCGGTACTGCAGGGACAGTCGTTCCGCATGGGCGAGCGGCAGTTGAATCGCGCGGACCTGGCGGAGATCCGCGCAGGCCGCCGTGAATGGGAGGCCAAGGTGAGCATGCAGGCGCGAGGCGGTAGCCGCGTATCTGTGGCGCTTGCAGACTTCCGGGGGCGTGAGTGAACCGCCTTGACCGTGCGATTGCTGCCGTGTCACCCAGCTGGGGTGCGAAGCGCGCAATGGCGCGTGCGCGCATTGCGGCCTACAGCAGCGCCTATGACGGTGCCACGCCCAGCCGCCTACGAGAGGCCGCGCGTGAATTTGGCTCCGGCAACACGGCGGTGGCCAGCGGTGCGACTCGCATCCGCACCCAGGCGCGGCACCTCGACCGTAACCACGACATCGTGGTAAACGGCTTCAACCAGATGGTCCAGAACGTGATCGGTCGTGATGGCATCGGCATCGAGCCGCAGCCGCGCGACGCGAACGGGAACATCGTGGAATCCCTAGTTGATCAGATTACCCCGCTGCTGCGGGACTTCTGGAAGCGACCGGAGGTCACCTGGTGCCATGACTTCGGCGCGGCACAGCGCCTGATGACCCGGACCCTGTTCCGCGACGGAGAGGTGCTGTACCAGGATCTGATCGGGCCGGTGCCGTATCTCGACCATGGCACCGTCGTTCCCTACAGCATCGAGATGATCGAGCCTGATCTCCTGCCGATTGATTTCAACGATCCGGTCAGGAACATCATGCAGGGCGTCGAGAAGAACGCCTGGAACCGGCCCATCGCGTATCACCTCTACAAGCAGCATCCCGGTGACCCGAACGCGGTCATGCCGGAAGTGAAGCGTGTGAGTGCTGACTTCGTCCACCACGCCAAGATGGTTGATCGCATCGGCCAAGTGCGCGGTGTCAGCCTACTGGCGTCTGTGCTGACTCGTTTGGATGACCTGAAGGACTACGAGGAATCCGAGCGCGTCGCCGCCAAGATCGCGGCCAGCATGGCTGCCTTCATCATCAAGGGTGATGCCCAGAGCTACGGCGAGAACGATACGGTGCCGGAACGCAGGACCATGCGGTTCCAGCCGGGCATGGTGTTCGATGACCTGGTGAAGGGTGAGAGCGTTGGCACCGTCGACACCAATCGCCCCAATCCGAATCTGGAGACCTACCGAAACGGGCAGCTGCGTGCTGTAGCCGGCGGTATGCGGGTGTCGTTCTCGTCGCTGTCGAAGAACTACAACGGCACCTATTCCGCGCAGCGGCAGGAGCTGGTTGAGCAGTACGGCGCATACGGTGTTCTGGCCTATGAGGTGATCTCGCAGATCGTTCGGCCGATCTACGAGCGCTTCATCCAAGCTGCAATTGCCTCCGGCGATCTGGTCGTTCCGAGCGGCGTCTCGATGACCACGATTACCGATGCGATGTATATGCCGCCGGTGATGCCGTGGATCAACCCGGTCCATGAAGCGACCGGCCTTCGCATGATGATCCGCGCCGGCATTCGCTCGCTCACGTCGGTCATCAGCGAGCGCGGTGGGCGCATGTACGACACGCTGGAAGAGATCCGCAACGAACGTAAGTGGGCGCGTGACCTGGGAATCATCCTGGACAGCGATCCGGGCCAGGTGAGCGATGCGGGTGTCACGCAAGCGCGGCCCGAAGGCACCACTCTGCCAAACACCTTCGAGGATACGCAATGAACCATCTGATCTTGGGCAAGATTTCGCCTCTGGCCAGCGCAGTGCTCGCTGCAACCTTCGCCTTTGATTCCGCTGACATCGAAGCGCTGCAGCCCGAGGCAAAGGGAAAATCGGTACTCGCGCTGAACACCACCAGTGGCGGTGAGGCCGAGCTGCTGATCTACGGCCCAATCGGCGACTACTTCTGGGGTGAGGGCGTTACTGCTGCCAGCGTGGTTGAGCAGCTGGCCGGGACCACTGCGAGCGTGATCAACGTTCGCATCAACTCCGATGGCGGCGTGGTCACCGATGGGCTGGCCATCTACAACGCGCTGAAACAGCATCCGGCGACGATCAACGTTACCGTGGACGGTGTTGCAGCTAGCATCGCCAGCCTGATCGCCATGGCTGGCAGCTCCCGCCGTATGCACGAGAACACGATGCTGATGCTGCACGGCCCGCAGGGCGGTGGCTGGGGCTTCGCTGGTGACCTACGGGAGCGGGCCGATCAGATCGACGTGTATGGGCGCCAGATGCTGGTGACGTACTCGGGGCGCGCTAAGAACCCGGCCGACATCGAGACGATGCTGACCGATCGCAAGGACCACTGGCTTACCGCAGCCGAGGCGCTGGCGTTGGGCCTGATCAGCGAGGTCATTCCCGACGTGCAGCCCGAGCCTGCGGACTCCGTCGCGGCAGCAGCGCTGCTGTCCTACGTGAGCGCGATCTCCGGGACCGAGGGCGCCGTGCATGCCCTGTTGCGCAAGCACATCCAGGCAACCACCACCGCTTCAGCCTTCGCCTCGCTTCGCGAGGTTCACCAGCGGGCCGTTGTGGCCCACCTTGAGGAAACCAGCATGAAACAGCAGTGCCAACTGATCATGGCGCAGGCGGGCACCGCTCCGGCTGCACCGGCCCCCGCCGCCCCAGCGTCGGCCGTACCCTCCACTCCGGCCCCGCCGGTTGCGGCCGCTCCTGTCGCTGCTGCTCCGCTGGCCCCGGGTGCGACGGTCGAGCAGGTGATGGCGGCCATCTCGGCCCGCAATACGGCCATCCGCACCGTTTTCGCCGGCTTCCGTGAGGTCAGCGGCGTCCAGGCATTGGAGGCAGAGTGCCTGGCCGATGCCGCGATCACCGAGGACGTCGCCCGCGGCAAGCTGCTGGCGAAGCTGGCGGCGAGCGGCCAGCCGCTGGCTGGTAGCTACAACATCACGGACGTGGTGCCGGAAGAAGACAACCTGCGCCGCGCCCAGGTCAATGCGCTGCTCGCCCGTGCCGGCGTGCTGACCGGTGCTGAAGCCGAGACTGCCCGCAACGGGAACCCCTTCACGCACACCACGCTGATGGCGCTGGCCGAGCGTTCCCTGATCCAGGCCGGCGTGAACACCCGTGGCATGGACCGTGAGCAGATGGCGCGCCGCGTGCTGGCTGTGCAGACCACCAGCGATTTCCCGGTTCTGCTGGAGAACGTGCTGCACCGGGTGCTGGTTGGCGCCTACAACCTGCAGCAGTTCACCTGGGCCCGCTTCTGCGCGACCGGCACGCTGTCCGACTACCGTCCGCACAGCCGCTACCACCTGTCCTCGTTCTCCGACCTGAAGCCGGTCAACGAAGCGGGCGAGTATGAGAACGGCGTGCTGGGCGATGGCGAGGCCGAGACCATCAAGGGTGCACGTAAGGGGCGCATCCTGCAGATCACCCCGGAAGTGCTGGTGAACGACGACCTGGGCGCGTTCGTACGCATCACCACGGCGCTGGGTCAGGCCGCAGGACGCACCATCGAAAAGGACGTCTACGACGTTCTGAAGCAGAACGGTGGCCTTGGCCCGATCATGAAGGACGGCAACCCCCTGTTCCACGCCGAGCACGGCAACATCACTGCCGGCGCGGCGCCCTCGGTCGATTCTTTCGACGCGATGCGCCAGCTGATGGCGCTGCAGATGGATCCGGGTGGCAACGATTATCTGGACATCGCGCTTTCGCGCTTCCTGGGCACGGTGGCCATGCACGGCCGCGCGACCCTGGTGAACAACAGCGAGTACAACCCGGACGTGACCGGCAGGTTCCAGGTCAATAACACCTCGCGCGCCACCTTCAGCGACATCATTACCTCTCCGCGCCTGGGCACCGGCAAGGGTTGGTACGGCTTCGCCGATCCGAACGTCGAGCCGGTGATCGAAGTGGCCTTCCTCAATGGTGTACAGACGCCGGTACTGGAGCAGGAGACCAACTTCCGCACGGACGGGCTTAGCTGGAAGGTCGTCCACAAGTACGGCGTGGGTGCGGTTGGCTGGCGCGGCGCGGCCTACAACCCGGGCGAGTAACCGGCTACGCAGCTGCGGCGTTCCTGCCGCAGCTGCCGTCTCCTACTTTTCATGCAAGACGCCAACTGAGGACCATCGTCATGGCGAAGAACTACAAATTTCCGGGTGCGGTGATCGATATCACCGCAGCATCCAACCTGGTCAGTGGTCAGGCATCCATCGTCGGCAAGCTGCTGGCGGTCGCGCTGGTGGACATTGCTGCTGGCGCTAAGGGCAGCGCCCAGATCGAAGGCGTGTTCGAACTGCCGAAGCTTGCCAGCGCCAACATCGCCGAAGGTGCCGGCCTGACCTGGGATGCCCAGGGCGGTCAGCTGATCGCGACCGGCGCCGATGCCGGCGATCTGGAGAACTGTGCGGTGGCTATCGCCGTCGCTGGCGCTGGCGCTGCAACCGTGCTCGCAAAGCTGACCCCGGGCTCAGGTTCGTTGAAGTCGGCGTAAGTCTTGGCCGGCACCGCTCACAGACGCCTGGGTGGCGTGAGCGGTGCCGGTTCTTCCACAGCGACAACGGGGGATCGCATGGGCACCACCAGCACGCCGCGCGGCGTACGCAACAACAATCCTGGCAACATCGACCGCACCAGCACGCCGTGGCAGGGTGAGGATCGGTCCGCTGCGGCTATCGCCCGCGAGCAGCGCTTCTGCGTGTTCCTGACCCCGCAGGCCGGCTTCCGCGCCCTGGCGAAGACACTGCTTACTTACCAGCGCAAGCACGGTCTGCGCACGGTGAAGGAGATCATCGGGCGCTGGGCGCCGCCGGCGGAGAACAACACCGGTGCCTACGTGCAGCAGGTTGCTGCGGCAGTGGGCGTTGCGCCTTCTGAAATCATTCGCTTGGACAGCCCGGTCACCCTGTGCCGCCTCGCCACCGCCATCGCCAAGCATGAAAACGGTGGCATGTACTGGCGCGCGGATGTGATCGCCGCCGGCGTTGCAGAGGCGCTGAGCTGATGGTCGGCGGCGACATCAGCGCCACGGCACCCTGGTGGGCTGCCGGCAGCGTCGTAGCGCTGTGGATGCTGCGCGAGACGTGGACGGCGTTCCTCTCACGCAGGAAGGAGCGCACCGAGACCGACGCCAACGTGGACCTCATCAAGGGCCTGTCCGACCGTGTCTCCTTCCTCGACCAGAGGGTCACTGCACAGGATGAGCGACTGCAAGCTGAAATGCTGCTGCGGCTCAGAGCTCAGGAAGAGGCAAGCGCTCTGCGCACGCGTGTCCGCCAGCTTGAATCGACGCTCCGTGGCCTTGGTGCAGTCATCCCGCCTGAAGACCCGGTGGTGCCCGCATGATCCGGGCCCTCATCTTCGCCATTCTTCTGCTGCTGGGCGTCGTCGTCTGGCAGCGCGGCTCGGTGTCGATCGCTCACCGTGCGGCCGATAAGGCCGCTTCGATCCGTGACGCCGTGGAGGTCGAGCGTGACGCCGCCCGCGCTGAGGTCGATGCAGCGATGGAAACCCTCAAGGCCGAGCGACGCAGCGCCGCTGCCGCGAACAGCTTGGCTTCCAAGTATGAAAAGGAAAAGAACGATGCTCAGAAAGCGTCTGATCGTCTCGTCGCTGATCTTCACGATGGCAACCGGAGCCTGCACCAGCGTTGGCAAGCGTCCGTCGCCACTGCAGAGCTGTCCGCGGCCGTCGCTGCCGCCAGCCGGCCTGATGGTCGAGCCGACGACCGAATCGAAAGTGTCGGCCGAGCTGTTGGCGCCGCTGCCCAGTGCGACGCCCAAGTAAGGGGGCTGCAGGCCTATGCACTGCTGTGTAGCGCAGGGGGGCAGCCGTGAGCCAGATCCGGATTGCCGTCGATGCGGACAACATGCTCGGCCGCCAATTCACGCAGTTGGAGCGCCAGAATCTGGCGTTCGCCGTGATGCAGGCCTGCAACGCAACGGCGTTTGACATCCGCCAGCAATGGGAAGGCACCGCTGCCCGCGTGTTCGACCGGCCAACGCGTATGACGCAACGGGCACCGCAGTATCGCAAGGCAACGAGAGAAAAGCTGTTCGCGGAGATCTTCCTCCGAGATGAGGCCAGCAACGGCACGCCGCCGGCAAAGTACTTGCTGCCGCAGGTGGATGGCGGCACACGTCGAAAGAAAGGATTTGAGGTGCTGCTGCAGCAGCGAGGTGCGATGCCGCCGGGCATGTTTGCGGTGGCCGGTGAGGGCGCCGACCTGGATCAGCACGGCAATGTTCGCCCGCGGCAGGTGAGCCAGATCCTCTCCCAGCTCGGCGCCCGCCAGGACGCCTTGCAGAACCAGACAGACACCAGCAAAGCCCGCCGCCGGTCCAAGCGTAAGCGTGGCGGCGAGTACTTTGCCCTGCAGGCGCAACGCGGAAAGCTGCGGCCTGGCATCTACGAGCGCATCGCATCCGCGTGGGGTTCCGCAGTGCGCAGCATCTTCATCTTCACGAACACCGCGACCTACACGCCGCGCTACAACATTTTCGGACTGGCGCAGCGGGCATGGGACAAGCTGATGCCGTTCCACTTCAATCGCGAACTGACCAAAGCGCTGGAAACGTCGAAGTTCAGGGGGCGCCAGTGAGCCAGAAGGCGTTCCTGCGGGAATTCGACGGTGCTGTCATGGCTGCGTTCGCATCGGCTGGCCTGGCCGACTCCGGTGCTGTGTACACGCCTCGTGGTGGCGGTCCAGGCGTTTCGTGCTCGGTGATAGTGGATCGCGGTATTCAAGCCTACGGGGATGACCCAATGCCGGTAGCCGCATACGAGGTTGTGATCAGCCTGTTCCGTGCGGAAGTGGTTGGCGAGCGCGACGCAGTAGTCGAGGTCGACGGCGAAAGGTACAGGCTGACGGACAAGCTCTCAGATGACGGATCGCGTGTCCGCTGGGCGGTGGCCCGTGCCTGAGCCGACCCCGCGCCGCCGGCTCCTGGATGCCTTCGCTGCGAATCTGGAACAGGTACTGGTGGCCGCTGGCTACTGGACCGATGTCGGCGAGGTCGTGACGCTCGAGCCAAGCCAGCTTGATCCGGAGTATGTGGATGATGGCGTGGCCGTGTACATCGAGCGGCAGGAGCGCTCGCCCGAGCAGGCGACTGCCCGGACCCATCGTTTGACCACAGTCTGCGTCCTGGTAAAGCGAGTTGCCCAGAGTGCCGCAGAGGCCCGGCTCGACGCCGTGGTGGACGACATCGAGCGAGCCCTTGACGGGCGGCCCAAGACCTGGCCCCCGGGCTTCACAGCCCCGCAATACGAATCGATGGAGCCCGTAAGGGCTCCAGCTGGCGCCGATTGGGTCGGCGCACTGTTCCGCTACACCTCGACCATCCCCAAACGTTGACGGCCGCCCCGCGGCATTACCTGGAGAAATACCCATGACCATGAAAGACCAGAGCTACCTGGGCAGCGGCAAGGTTCTGGCACGCGAGTACGGCGTGCCCGGGCCGTTCATTGATGTCGGAAACTGCTCAGCACTGAGCCTGAGCCCGCAGACCAACGCCATCACCCTGGCTGACCACACCCAGCCTGGCGGCGGCGAGCGGAACCGTGTCGACCGCCTGACCGGCGTCGAGCTGGCCTACACCTTCCACGACTTCGCGCCCGAGAATCTGGCGCGTGCTCTGCGCGGAACCGTCACCAATGTGATCGCCGGCAATGCCGCAGATGAGGCGGTGGTGGGCTACAAGGGCGGCCTGATTCCCCTGTTGCGAATCGCGAAGGAGATCACCGCGGTCAAGCCGGCAACTGGCAGCACCAACTACGTTGCCGGTACTGACTATGTGCAGCAGGACGGCGCGCTGTTCATTCCGACCGACAGCGCCATCGTCGATCCGGTGGCCGGTGCTGCAAACCTGAAGGTGTCGTACTCGTTCGGTGCGCAGTCGGTCCTCCAGCCCGTTGTCACCGCAGCCAAGCAGTACCAGTTGCTGTTCCTGGGCCTGAATGAGGCACAGAGCGGCAAGGCCGTTCGTATCCTGGCCCACCGCGTGTCTGGCGGCGTGATGGCGCAGTTTTCGGCCATCGGCGATGAGCATGGCGCTGGCGAGGTCACTGGCGCCTTGATGAGTGATTCGACCAAGGGGGCAGGCCTGTCGCGGTACTTCGAAGTGGTCCAGGAGGTGACCGCGTGAGCGATGGCCGTACCGATGAAATGGAGGTGCTGGCTGCCGCCAGCACCTCGGTGCAGTACCAGGGTGAGGAACTGGAGATCTCCCCTCTGGCTGTTGGCCTCATCCCCTCGGTGGTCCGCGAGCTTCGGCCGGTGGTGGCGGGCCTCCGCTCGACTGGTTCGGCGGATCTCGCCTTCGAATTCGAAATCAGCCCCGAGCTGGTGATGGATCTGATCGCAGACCACTCCGGGCCGCTTTTCGCCGCGACCGCCATCTGTGCTGGGCGAGACGTGGAGTTCGTGAAGAAGGGTGACGCAGCCGAGTTCATCGGCCTGGTGCTGAAGGTGGTGGAGGTCAACCGGGATTTTTTTACTCGGCAGATCAGCCCGCTCCTGGCCGGCCTACGCACGCGGATTCCTGGGGTTGGGCCGATGCCATCCAGCTCCTGATCCAAAGCGGCCACTCCATGGGCTGCATCAAGGGATACACCTTGGCGCAGTTCAGGGCCTTCAGCGAGGCATCGGCACTGGCACGCCGCCGCTACCTGGCGGAAGAACTGATGAACCTACGTGCGGCGCAGTTCGAGGGTTCGGACTACAGCGCATACCTGAACAAACTGATGGGCTGACATGACCACATCCGCTCCCAATCTGCGCGTACGTATCTCGGCCGATATCAATGACATCAAGCAGGGTCTGGCGCTGGTGCGGTCGGAGGTTGCCGCCTTCAAGCAAGAGGCGGCCAAATCCATCGATCTGAAGGGCATCACCGATGGCTTCGGGCAGCTGCGCAACTTGATGGGAGGGCTGTTCGCTGGCGTTACTGTGGGCGGCCTGTTCAGGGCTCTGATCACCGAGACGCGCGACGCGTCCAATGAGGTGGCTCAGCTTCAGGCCGTGCTTGCATCCACTGGGGAGCAGGCCGGGTTTACCCAGCGGCAGCTGCTGGACATGGCCGAGAAGATGGCCGGCGCTACCACGCTTTCCGCGGGCGAGATCGTTAAAGCGCAAACGCGCCTTTTGTCCTACACCGGGATCGTCGGTGAGCAGTTTCCAAAGGCCGTGCAGATGGCGATAGACCAGTCTGCCCGACTGGGTGAGAACGTCGAACAGTCCGCCGAGACGATCGGTAAGGCGCTGGACAAGCCTTCGCAGGGTGTTGCCGCATTGACCAAGCAGGGCTTCAAGTTCACTGAGCAGCAGAAGCAGCAGATGAAGGTGATGGAGGCCACGGGGCGTACGGCGGAGGCGCAGCAGATCGTACTGGATGCACTGGGCGAAAGTTACGGGGGCGCAGCACAGGCAGCAAGGAACACGTTCGGCGGCGCGCTCTCCGCGGTTGGAAACTCGTTGCGGGAGTTGATTGACGGCTCCGGCAGTGGAAGCCTCGGCGCAGTGACTGCGGCGATCAATGATGTCGCCAAGGCGCTGGCATCTCCTGAAATGAAGGCGGCCGCGGCGGCGCTGGCTGACTCGGTTCTGCGTTCGGTCGCGGCATTCGCGACGTTCATGGCTCAAGATGGCGTTGGCTACCTGGTGAAGATCGCCCAGGCGGCCCTGACCGTGATGAGAAACATCGATCTGGTTGCCGTCGCAATTGGCACCTACCTTGCCGCCCAGGCAGTACCCGCGGCCATTGCGGGTGTTCAGTCCCTCATCGTAGGGCTGGTGAGTCTGCGCACGACCTTGTTTGGAGCATCAGTTGCCGCGAATGGTTTGAAAGCCACGTTGGCGACGATGGGTGGCCCGATCACATTGGCTATCGCAGCGCTTAGTACGGCGATGTACTACTTGTATCAGCGCACTGAGCAGGCACGCCTGGCAGCGGAAGAGCACACCAAAGCGCTGAATCAGAATCGTGATTCGGCCAAGTTGAGTCGCGAAGAGGCGATGAGGGAGGCATCTGCGAAGCGCAAGCAGGCACTTGAAACTCTCAATGCTGCTCGCGCGATTCTTGAAGAGCGGCGTGCTCGCTTGGCCGATGCCAGTTCAGTGACCGCGCGAGGCGGTGATCGTGGTGATGGTGCAGCGCTGGCGGCTGCAACAAACGTCGAGCGCGCTCGGGCTGATCTGGATCGCGCCAAGAGCCAGCTCGATGACTGGGGCCGTCGCCTGGTTGAGATGTCAATGGAAGTCACCGAAGAGGTGCTCGCTGGATCGGGCGTAGCGGCTCAAGCGACCGAAGCCGGTGGGGCTGCCTTGGCGAAGTCCAACGCCAACATGATTGATGCCGCCCGTCGTGCGCTGGTGGCTTTGGATGCGGTGTACAAGGACAACGGGATCTCCATTGAGCAGTATTTCTCCAAGCGCGTAGCGCTGCAGCAGAGGTCTATCGATCTGGAGATTGACCAGGCCCGAGCCGAGCTTGCGGTGGCTACAGAGGCCGCCGGGCGTCGGCGGATCGAAGAGCAGATTGTGAAGCTTCAGCGCGACCGTGCCGATATCGCAACCGTTGCTGCAGATGAGCAACGAAAGGCGGAGGAAGCGCTCTCGCAATCGTTGACCGCGGTGAAGGGGCGACTCCTGGACTTGGATGGCAACACCGGGCAGGCCCAACGCGTTCAGCTGGAGTCGGAGTACCGGGGGTTGATGGAACGGTTGCGTGCTGAGGGCGACGCCACGGGTCAGGCGCTGGTCACGAGCCTGATTGATCGCTTGGTGGCTAAGGCGAAGTCAGACGAGTTCCGTGAGGCGCTCGGCAAGATCACCTCGCAGCTGCAAGGGGCAGAGAGCGTCATTGGCGCCCAGGTAAGTGCAGGAATGATGGGCTACGGCGAGGGTGAAGCCCAGACTGCAGCGGCTCGTGCGAAGGCGCTGGAGGATCTTCGGGCGCTGCGCATCGCATCCCTGGAGGCCATGGACGGCCTGAAACAGGGCTCACCGGAACAAATCGCCGCAGTGGCTGGATTGCAGGAGATCGAGCTGAAGATTGCCCAGGTCATTCAGACACAACGGGTCTGGGCGCAGAAGACACAGGATCTTGCTGGTTCGGCCCTCGGCGACTTCCTGGCAGATATGTCCACTGGCGCCAAGAGCTTCAAGGATGCGTTCAACGACATGGTGAAGAGTTTCGTTGCCGGCGTCGCTCGAATGATTGCGCAGGAGGCTGCGCTGCGTGCGGTGCGCGGGCTGTTCAACGCCGGTGGAGGCGTAGGGAGTGCCGCCAGCGAGCTAAGTGCCGTGGTCTCAAAGCACCATAGCGGCGGCATTGTCGGGGGCGGTGGCTCTCGTATGCGGCTGGCAATTTCACCTGCGATGGTTGGCCAAGCCCCCCGTTTTCATGGCGGCGGGGGATTCGGTTTGAAGTCGGATGAGCGGGTGGCGGTATTGCAGACCGGCGAGCGGGTACTCAGCCGTCGGCAGACTGCTGCGTATGACGCGGCTGGCAGCGGCGGCCGTATGAAGGTGGAAATCCACAACAACGGCAACCCCGCTCGCATTGACAGCGCTCAGATGGGCCGTGGTGCAGACGGTGAGAAGCTGCTGGAGATCTTCCTGTCTGCTGCTGCAGATGACGTGGCTTCCGGTGGTCAGATTGCGCGTGCCGGGGTGGCTCGCTATGGGTGGGCGGACCGCGTATGAACCAGCTCCCCAGCACCACCACTGTGATGATGGACGGCTTCGCTGAGTCGGTGGATCCCGGCATCGAGCGAACCGAGATGGAACGAGGCGTTCCCAAGCAGCGCATAGTGAACGCGCGCGTCATGGCGAGGGTCAAGGTGTCGCTGTACTTCGCCACCTCCGCGGCAGCCGACGAATTCGACAGTTGGTATTTCGACACGCTCAAGCGCATCGGCTGGTTCGCATTCCGCAATCCGCGTAATGGGCGCGAGCTGACAGTTCGATTTGAAGGCGGCTCCGTTGGTGAGCTGACTTTGATTGACGATTCGGGTTTTGACAGTAAGCGCGCGGTGATTCTGGAGTACTTGCGTTGAGTAGCTTCCTCGAGCGTCGTCAGCGCACGACCGACACCGATAGCGCCCTGGCCCTGATCGAGATCAGCGCGCCGTCGTTCCCCGAGGTTCTGCGCATTGCCAACGACACAGTCGATTGGACAAGCCGTGGCCTCGTATACGTGGGCTACCCCTTCGGCTTCAAGCTGCCGGAGGACGTGAGCGGCCAGGCTCCGCGGCTCCAGCTGGTACTGGACAACGTCGGCCGAAACATTACGGAGGACCTGGAAGGCCTTTTGCCTGGCGAGATCGTGAACGCACGGCTGATCATCACCGATCGCGCAGATCCCAACGTCATTGAGGCGGATTACGACCTTCCGATGGCGCAGGTGTCGGTGAACAGCCAGACGGCGACAGGGCAATGCGGCGTCGACTACCTGACCCGCCAGCAGGCGGTGCTGCTGCGTGCCAACCCGTTCACCCTGCCAGGGATCTTCTGATGCGCCTGGCGGATGTCGAGAAGTTCGTGGGTATCCCCTACGACGCCGATTGCTTCGACTGCGCCGACCTGGTGGTGCTGGTGCAGCTGCAACTGTTCGGACGACCGATCACGCTGCCTGGGCGCCGCCCCCGCGGTGCTCAAGGTGCGGCCGAGCTGGGAACCCTGTCGCGGCCATACGGACATCGACGAGATGGCCCCCCTGAAGACGGCGACCTTGTCCTGATGTTCGATCAAGGTCACCGAAGCCCCGGCCACGCCGGACTTTTCTTTTTCCTGGCCCATGAAGGCTGGGTACTCCACAGCAACGAGCGCAACGGCTGCAGCGTGCTACACCGCGTGCGTGAACTGCCCGGCTTCGGGCTTCGAATTGAGGGCTTTTACTCATGGGTCTGATGGACGCCCCTGTCCCCGCCGGTCGCTTGATCATCACTCCCCACCCGGTGCTGCTGGACGGTCAGCGCAATGCGCCGGTTGACCTGCGTCCGGGCGAGTCTCTGTATGCGTTCCTGATGCGCCACGTAGAAGGGCTCGACGGACAGGCGTGGCTGGTAACAATCGGCGGTCGCCCTGTCGATCGTCATCTCTGGAGCCACGTCTATCCCAAGCACGGACAGATCATTGAGGTCCGTGGGGCAGTGGGCAAGAGCGCAGTTCGCCTGGTCGCCATGGTCGCGCTCACCTACTTTGCGTTCCAGGCGCCGATGCTGGCGGGATGGCTGGCTAAGGCGGGGTTGTCTGGTGCTGGTCTGGCGGCAGCCCGTGCGGGCGTATATCTGGCTGGCAGTCTGTTGATCAACAAAGTACTGCAGCCCAAGCAGCCCAGCGCCGCCGCGCCAGCCGAAAGCACCTTCACTCTGTCCGCGCCACGCAACCGCCCACGACCCTACGAGCCGCTGGGGTTGCTGCTTGGGTCGATGCGCATCGCCCCGGACGTGGCGAGCCTGCCGTACACGAACTACGAAGGGGATCAACAGTTCGTCTCGCTGCTGCTGACTCCCGGCATCAACGTTGCCAGAGTGGAAGAGCTCTACAACGGGGATGCGTTGCTCTCGAGCTTCGAAGGGGTGCAGGTCTGGTACAACGGCTTCTCTGGCATGCCCGACCAGGACATCCCGATCTACAGCAACGTGGCTGTGGTCGAGGGTGGTCGGCTGCTCGACACCAGTAGCGATCCCAAAAATCGGCCAGGGCAATGGGTGCAGCGTACCGGCAGTGAGCGGACGATCCGCCTAGTGGTGGGCGTCGAGTTTCAGATCTGGGACGTGACGTCGAAGGGAAAGGAGAAGGACAACCGGGAGCAGCTTCAGGTTCAGTACCGAGCCGTCGGCACCGGCAACTGGCTGAACTACGGCAACTACAGCGTCTCTGGCCGCACCCAGAAGACCCAGAAGCGCAGCTACACCTTGGATGTGCCCGAGGGGCAGTACGACGTGCGCGTACGAGTGGCCGGTCAGAACACCGATGGCAGCGGCGCCCAGGCCAACTTCACCTGGACCACGCTGACCAGCGTCCGACGCGAGCCGCCGGGATACCCGGGTATTTCGCGCATCGGCATTCGTATGCGGGCCTCGGGCCAGCTCAACGGTGCGCCTGACGAGATCCGATGTGTGGCGCACTCGGCTCCGATCCCGGTGTGGAAGGGCGATGCCATCGGCTGGGTGATCGAGTCCAGCAACAATCCAGGTGCGCAGATCCTTGCCTATGCCCGAGGCTTCAATGATCCCACCGGCAAGCGCATTGCCGGGATGGGGTTGCCCGACCGTCAGATCGATGTCGAGGCCCTGAAGGCCTTCACACTGCACTGCGCTGCGAACGACCTGACATACGACCATTGGCTGACTGAGGTGCGCAGCCATCAGGGCGTGCTCGACGCGATCGCGCTGGCCGGTTTCGGCCAGATCGCTTGGCCCCGCGGCCGGCTGGCCGTGGTGTGGGCCGCGGACGAACAGCCGCTGTCGGGCGTGGTCAACATGGCCACCATCAAGAAGGGGCAATTCCAGGTTGATTACACCCTGGCCAGTGCCGCCGATGGCATCGAGTACAGCTACCTCGACCGCACTACGTGGGAGGCCAAGACGCTGCGCGTGCCAGCACCGGGCGTGACGACCATGCTCAATCCGGCACAGGTGTCCGGCGAGGGCGTCACCAGTGAGGCACACGCTGCACTCCTGGCGCGCTGGCACCTGGCGCAGAGCCTGTACCAGTACAAGGCGATCACCTACAGCACTGATATCGAACACATGTCCTACGGCCGCATGTCGGTGCTGGCGCTTCAGCACGATCTGACGCAGTGGGGCTTCGGCGGCCAGGTGCTGTCCGCATCGATGGGGCCGGGGCGAGCCGTGACGCTACAGCTCGACGTGCCGGTGCCTGCGCCCGCGCAGGGCAGCGCCTACATCGGCCTGCGCATCCCAGGCGAGCGGGTGTACCGCGTGCTACGGGTCGTGTCCTTCACCGGCGATAGCGACCAGCTGAAGCTGGCCGACCCGTGGCCGACCGATGCCGAGCTGCCGGGCAGCGGCAATACCAATCCGGCCTGGGACACTATCTGGATTTATGACTTCAAGCAGACCCCGGGCTACCGCGTGCGCGTGGTCGGCGTACGGCCGGAAAGCGATCTGAAGGGCGCCGCTGTGGACGTGGTGCCCGAGAGTCAGGAGTTCTGGCATTACGTCAAAACCGGTGAGTACATCCCCCCCGGCAATGGTTCGCAGCTGCAGACGCGGCCAGTCGCCAGCAACCTGAAGATGACCGAACGACAGGTGGTGCAGGGCGATACGGTTTACACCGAACTGCAGGCCTCGTTCGACATCTCTGGTCCGGTCGGAGACATCGTGGTGCTGAGCGACCTCGACGGCAACGCCGCTTTGGAGGAAGTCGCGCGCACCGTCACCCGTTCGGCCAGCTGGCGCATCCCAGCAGCAGGCACCTACCCAGTTACCGTGCGGCCGTACAGCCCCGACGGACTGGCGGGTATTGCGGTCAGCTTGATCTACAACACCATCGGCGCAGACGTGCCGCCGGTGCTGGTGGACCTGTTCGACGTGGAGGAGCTGAGCGGCGGCGTGCGCCGTTACACGTGGGGATTCCTCAGTGACACCATTCAATCGGCTGACTTTGCCGGC